TGCGGCGCAGCAGCGCCACGGCATCGAGCAGATTGCTCATGGTCAGCGTATCGGTGGCCTGCAGCGCGGCGGTATTGCCTCGGCTGGCCGGGCGCACGATGGAACTCGCGGTCGCCGCCTGCACGGTATTACCCACTGTGCCATCGGCCACGGTCACATTGCTGGCAAACAGCAGCTGGCCGGAAATACCACTGGGCGCGGTCGAGCCATTAACCGCATCCGGCGTCACGCCGACAACGTTGTACACGTTGGACCCCACGGTCACGGTCAGCGGATAGGTCGAGGACACAGCCTGCTGCACGCCGTTCACGAACACGGTCTGGAAGCCGCGAACATCGTCCACCTCCACGGCAGGACCAGCAGCGGAAAGCGTCGTCACCACGCGGGTATTGCCGCCGAAATACGGCGCGAACAGCGCATTGCGGGCCAGCTCATCCAGGCTGCGCGCGGCCTGCTCACCGTTAATCGCGGCATTCTGCAGGAACTGCGAGGCAATGCCCACACGGCTGGTCACCATGTTAAGGTCCTGCGTCGCGGCATAGAAGTTCAGCGAGATCGTGTACTGCTCCACCCCCCAGTTGGTGGAGGCCAGCCCGTTGTCCAGGTTGGTGTTGGACGAAGCGGCCAGCGGCGTGGTCACGCTCGGCTTCAGCCCGGCGCGGGTCTTGGTCAGCGTCTCACCGATCCCCACCGCGAATTCCTCGCGGTCGGCGATCAGCCGGTAGCCGAGGCGCGATGTCAGCGCCTGCTCGAACTCCCGCTCGAGAAACCCCTGTTGAATGATCGGCTGCAGCGCAGCTGGGAAATTTTGAATACCCATCCTCTATCCATTCCTCTGTTTGAGCATGACTCATCATCCAGCAACGGGTGCGCCCCATGGCCGGCTTTTCAGACGTAATTTGTAACGAGCGGTTTTCTAATGTTTCAGAAGTCGTTCTGGTGATCTGAATAGTCGTGCATTTCGAGCATCGGAGCGGAGCGTACGTTGGAGTACGTGAGCACCGAAGCGCAGAAATGCGCGGCTAGGCAGCCGCCAGAGTAGACTTCATCGGCGGCGGATCAGCGCCGCCCTGGCGCTCAGCCACTCCTCATGGCTCAGCTCATTGGCGTGCCGTGTGCGCGGCGGCTCCGGCCTGGGCGGGTTCGCCGCTGCCGAGGATGAAGCTCCAGCCCCGAACAGCCACGGCTTCTCCCGCTTCATCCGCGCCAGCAGGCTCGCCGCATCCTCAACTTCGCCATTCTGGTTCAGCCTGACAGATGCCGCATCGATCAACTTCAACCCGTCGAGGTCGATCATCCCGGCCCGCACGGCCTCCGCCTTCAGCTCGGCGCGCGCCACCCGGGCAGCCATCTCCGCCTGCATCTGGCTCAGCGCCGCCTCGGCGCTTTCGGCACGCACGCGCCAGTCCTCGGTCTTCTCGATTTCCTCAGTCATTGCGCATCCTGGTCAATGGCTTCCAACTCCGCTTCCACATCCGTAATCCCATGCGCCGCGGCCACGGTTTTCACCGCTGTCTCGCGCGAGAGCTGCCCCGCGTTCACCAGCGCCGAAACCGCCTGCGCCTCCTTCAGCCGGTCATCGGCCGAGAGCGGATACCAGCGCGGCCAGCGCAGCTTCAGCCTCTGCGTCACATCCAGCGGCGGCACCCTCTCGCCCATCACCGTCAGCGGAAATTTCTGCGACGCCCGCACCACCATCTTCATCAGCGGCAGTATCCCGCCATCACCGTAGGAAATCCGCAGATTATCCGCCAGCCAGATCAGTCCCTGGTTCATCATCTCCAGCGCCCGGCCCGATTGCGCCGCCGTCAGCCTATCCGCGCTCGCCCGGTTGCCATGCACGCTCTCCAGCGCAAATTCCCGCAGCGTCCGCACATAGGAGATCACCGCTTCTGCCGCCGTGCCGCCAATCTCCAGCAGCTTCGCATCGCCCTTCTCGGAAACCACGAGGGCATTGCCTGCACCTTTGACAATCTCCGTATCACTGGTCGCAGGTTCTTTGATCAGCAACGTCGGATCGGAGCTGTATTTCAACCCCCTCCCCGCCTGGCTCAGTTGGTAGTCGATCTCGATATTCGTATCGATCGCCGCCCGGAACGTGCACGCCCCATCCACGCCCTCGCCACCCGGCAGATTGCGGATCCACACGACCGGCACAAAGCCCAGCCCATGCGTCACGCTGCGCTGCTCGTCCTTCACCGGCCCGCCCAGCGGATCATTCACCGCCCAGGGCAGATACCAGGTCTCAGCCTCGGTATCCCAGATGCGCTGAAACCAGTACATCGATTGCGTATCGATATTGTCATAGCCCTGCGCGACGAGGTCGGCGCCGCTCACCTTGTAGCGTTCCGTCACCTGCGCCAGCGTATCGGGTGCCGCGGCACTCCATGCCGGCGTCAGATACAGGCTCTCCGGCACCGAGAAGAACACCCGCCCCTGCAGCACGCGGAACAGCACCGCCACCGAGCCGACCGAGCCCCGGATCGCCGCATCGATCATCACCTCATTCAGGCGCGATTCCGCGATCACATCCTGCAAGCACCGCACCAGCGCCGGATCATCAGCATCGATGGCCGGAAAATGCCCGGCGCTGAACAGCAGCGCCACGGAATCCTCCACCACCACCCGGCACAGCCCGTAGCGCACCGAGGGCCGGCGCAGCCGCAGCGGAATATACTCCCCCGCCGAATTGCGCTCCTCGTGGAACTGGTAGGGCAGGTTGTCATACAGCGTGCCATCCAGCACGCGGCGCAGAATATCCAGCTTCGCCACGCGCGCCGGCAGGCTCGTATCCGCCTGGATCGTGCCGCAAATCGTTTCAAACATGCAGGCCTCTTCTAATTTTCAGCGTTGCATCAAAGGCAGGCTCAACCGCCGTGCGGGCTGCCCCACCATGGTGGCCAGCGTGTTCACCGCGCGGGAGAGCGCATCCACCTGGTCATCCTTGCCTCCGTGCGGAAACGCCCGCAGCTCCGCCAGCAGCGCATCATTCCAGGGTGCGGCTACCATCGCCAAATTCCCCGCATCCATCTGCGTTGCCGCTGGCATGGCGCGTATGGTCTTGGCGTCCCGTTCCGGGCTCGCCACAACCCGGTACCCGTTCAGACTCCGCGTCAGCATGGCAATCTGCGCCGCCCCTGCCTGCCCTGGGTCCTGCGGCAGGGCAATCACCGTCCCCGCCCCATCCAGGCGCGCCATCTCCAAAATCTTCGCCTCAACCTGCGCCGGTGCCGCCTGCAGCCGCGCCACATCCAGCACCACCAGCAGGTTCTCCGCTGTCACACCCAGCTTCAACCCTACCGTGTAGTCCGGGCTGCGCCCCGGCGCGCTTAGGCTCGCCGCCAAGTCCCAACCTCGTATCGCTTGCCGCAGCGGCGGCGCCTCGGGCAAAATCCGCACCCGCGTGGCGTTAAAGAACGCCGCGTCTGACGGTAGCGGCGTTTGCTGATACATGGCCGCAAACGCCCGCTCGCCCACTTCAAGGCGCCGCCGCTCGATATCCTCCCGTCCCTGCCATTCCGGCCACAGCACCTCACCCGGCGCGCGGCCCAGCTCATCTTCGGCCTCTGCCAGTGCCGGCAGCCGCAGGCATCTCCACCCCGCCTCCGCCGCCAGCAGCCGTCCCGCCAGATCATCCTCATGCCACCTTGTCATGATCAGCACGATCCGCCCGCCCGGCTTCAGCCGCGCCGTCAGTTCACCCCGATACCAGTCATAAAGCGCATCGCGGGCCGTCTGGCTTTCCGCCTCCGCCCAGGACTTCACCGGATCGTCGATCACGATCAGATCCGCCCGCCGGCCTGTAATCGGCCCGCGCACCCCGGCGGCGAAGTATTCCCTCTCCCCGTCCAGGGCGAAGCGCGATGCCGCCTTGCTGTCCTTGCTGATGGCAATCCCGAGCCAGCTGCCATTCTCCTCGACCGCCGCCCTAACCCGCCGGCCGAAATAATTCGCCAGGGACGCCGTATGCGCCGCGGCGATCACCTGCGCCCTTGGCCGTGCCGCCAGAAAATACGCCGGGAACAGCACCGACCCATAGGTCGACTTCGCTGACCCCGGCGGCATCTGCACCATCAGCCGGTCCACCGCCCCATCCGCAACACCCTGAAGACTGCCAATCAGCATCTCATGGTGCCGCGCAGGCATCTGCCCCTTGGCCGCCATGGCCCGGCGGGCGAATTCAAGAAACCCACCCGCCGCCATCAATCTTTGTATCAACCCGTCCGTGTGAGGCGTAGAACCAGTATGCCAAGGGGTATACGCCAAACTGGGGCAGGTGGGCAAGAAGAAAATAACATGATGTTAGTAAAAATATTATCGCGCCTCATTTAGCCCTCGTAACACCAGCTCAATCCCCTGCCCATGCCAGCGCTGGATCGACTTGTGATCCGCCCCAAGCATCGTGCCTATCCTCCGCCACGGAAACAAATGCCGCCCGGTGATCGGGTGCACCAGCGCCCGCGCGCCCAGAATCCGGCGCAGCACGTATTTCGCCTCCGGAACCATCGCCAGCCAGCCGAACGCCTCATCCATGCGGCTGATGTCCGTGGCACTCGGCATGGCCGGGCGGACCACAGCCGCCTGCCAGCCATAGGCTTCCAGCGCGGTATGGACCACGTCAAATTTCATCGTCCGCAGCTGCGTCGAATACCCCCGCGACGGCAAGGCCAGCAACGTCGCCCCCGCCGCCTCTAACCGGCCGATCAACTCTTCCGCCGTCATGCATCGTCTCCTTCCGGGAATGGTTCATCCGTTAGCAAGCCCCAGGTCAAAGGATGCCCCGCCGGCAGCGGCGGCCGGTTCGGGTCATCCAGCATGTCATCACGTTTCGGTGATGGCGGCGGCTTCACCGGCGCCACTGCCCGCAAACGCCGCCCCCGCTCTATCACCGTGCTTCTGGCCAGCCCCAGCCTGCGCCCAATTGCGGACCAGGTGTCCCCCGCCGCCCGCATGTCACGGATTGTCTGGTCCGCAACCGCTGTCCATTGTCTCACCTGCGGCATGACCCCTCCTTGTGCTGCCGCGGTTGTGTTAGAATAACTAACTATTAACGTCAATAAAAACTAACGTTGAGTTTGCCAAAACTCATGTTATGAGAATGTATGGCAACAAAAAAACAGCCCCCGGCCGAAACCGTCGGCGCCCGCATCCGGGCTTTGCGCCTCGCAGCCAATATGACCCAGGATGAATTCGCGGCGAAGCTTAACGTTTCCCGCTCCGCCATCGCCCAGTGGGAGACGGATCGCGCCGGTCAGGTGCGGGAAAACATGGAGCGTATCGCCAAGGTCCTCAATACTTCGCTTGGCTACTTGGTTTCCGGGGAAACCGGTTCCCTTCTGGGCGACGAATTGGCGCTCATGCGGCTTTACCGGGCCTGTTCGGCCGAGGACCGCCGCATGCTCCTGCAAACTGCGCGCCGTCTGGCGCGCAGCTAGTTCAGCTAACTACGCGTCTTCC